TGAAAGATTTCTCAATAACCTATATAAAAGCGGAAATGTTGTCATTAATCGCCAAACAGGTAAGCTCACGACTAAAGCAGTAAACAAATTATTCAAAAGTACTGCGTCTCCAGATCTAATTGTAAATGACTTAGAAGATGTCCAACTACAAAAGAAAGAAATTCCATGGCGTTATACTTTTATAGATCCTGTTTATGTTGAAGTCTCAGCCGGCTGTTTATCTTCTTTTGTTAGCGATAAAAGATATGAGTTAATTTTGCCTGGCACATTAAGAAAAACAATTAATTCCCCAAAAAGCGAGGCGGAGAAAGCTGTTGTCGCTCAACTACCAGATCAAATATTAGAAGCTGCTAAGAGTAAAAAAAATTATCCATTAGATCCACAAAAGACAATGGTTTTCCACTACAAAAAAGATGATTGGCATAGATGGGCCTTTCCTATGATCTACTCTATTATGGACGATATTACAGTAATAGAGAAATTAAAACTAGCTGACATGGCAGCATTAGACGGCGCCATATCGAATATCAGAATATTCAAGCTAGGAAGCCTAGAACATAAAATTGCTCCCACTAAAGCAGCAGCAGCAAAATTAGCACAAATTTTAGGAAATAATGTTGGTGGAGGCACTATGGATCTTGTATGGGGTCCAGATATAGAATTATTGGAAAGTAGAACTAGTGTTCATCAATTTTTAGGAGAAGGTAAATATGTTCCTCATCTAAACAGCGTTTATGCTGGACTAGGAATACCTCCTACTCTTACTGGTACCTTCGGAGCAGCTGGTACAACCAATAATTTTATTAGCTTAAAGACACTAACACAACGACTCCAATATGGTAGAGATGTACTGACTGAATTTTGGGACAGAGAGATATCTTTAGTACAAAAGGCTATGGGTTTTAGTAAACCAGCTAAAATTGAATTTGACAGAATGGATTTATCCAACGAGGAATCTGAAAAGGCTTTATTAATTCAATTAGCAGATAGAAGTATAATATCTGACGAATTACTACAGAGCCGCTTTGGATTTGATAGCGAAATGGAGAAAGTTAGACTTAATAGAGAATCTAAAGATAGAAGGTCTAAAAGAATGGTACAAAAGGCTAGTCCATGGCATGATCCTCAGCCAGAAAACTCTCTCAAGAAAATCGCTCTACAAAGCGGTGTCGCTAGTCCGAGCGAAGTAGGGCTGGATCTTGATCCTAAAAAAGCTGGAGAAAAAAGTTCACTTGAAATGCGGCAAGCTCTTAAACCAACAAAGTTGGCAAAAGATTCGCCAGAATCTTTGCCTGGTGAACCGCAGCAAGGCAGACCTAAATTATCCAAAGATAAAGAAAAACGACAAGAAAGAACTTTTAAACCACAAACGGGAGCATCTCTACTTTTATGGTCGAGTGACGCACAAGAAAAAATCAGCGCTATTATCAATCCAATATTGCTAGATTTCTATGGAAAGAAAAATCTCAGAAGCTTATCTAACGATCAATTAAAAGAACTAGAAAATGTCAAAAACAATATATTCTTTAACACACAACCATTCTGCACAATTAATGATCAATATGTTTCAAAACAATTAAGTAATTTAAATAACACATACTTAAACGAATATAGTGTATGGTTAAGACAGTTGGCTTCTACACTTAATAAAGATTTGTCTGTAGATGAACAAAAACAGGCTAAATCTTCGTTTTATTGCATGTTACATCAAAGGGAATATTAAATGATTATATATCCACAAGAGACAGATGACGGGTTAGCTGAAAAAATTTCTGCTTCTAATTCTATATCATACGCTTCAATTGTTGAGCCTTGTGATATTCAACAAAACAAATCATTAAAAACTAAAATCGCTGCTTCTGTAAATGATGCAGATTTATATTATGTTCAATCTATTCTTGTTAGCTCTAGCTGGAATAGAAATGATGATATTTTCGATAAGTCTGAAGTATGGGCAGCCAGAAAAACACCAGAAGATAAACCTACAAATTTAGAGCACGATGAAAGTGTTATTATCGGACATATTACATCTAATTGGCCTATCGATGAAAATGGTAATATTTTAAATGAAACTTTAGCAGAAGAAGATCTCCCAGAAAAATTCCATATAGTTACAGGATCAGTTATTTATAAGGCTTATAGTTCTCCTGAGCTTAGAGAAAGATCAGAAAAATTAATTGCTGAAATTGAAAATGGTACAAAATATGTCAGTATGGAATGTTATTTTAATGGTTTTGATTATGGGCTCGTTGATAAATCGACTGGAGAGTTTAAGGTTTTAGCTAGAGACGAAAATACATCATACTTAACCAAATTTCTCAGAGCATATGGTGGACAAGGAGAGCATGAAGATTATAAGATAGGTAGAGTATTAAGAAATATTACTTTTAGTGGTAAGGGTTTCGTTGACAAACCCGCCAATCCTGATAGTATAATATTTAATAAAAATCTCATTAACGATTTATTGGATAAAAAAAATGACAATTTATCAAAAACAGGTGTAATACAAAATAAGCTATTAATCAAAGCAGATACGGAGACTATCAATATGAACGAAAATATAGAAAAACAAGTTGCAGAAATCAACGAAAAACTAGATTCCGTTTCTGCAAATTGCGCAGATCAAGTAGCAGAAGCAAAAGCAACTGCTTCAGAACTAGAACAAACCAACCAACAATTAGAGGCTGCTATGAATGAAAAAGATGAAATGCTGAAGAAAGAAAAAACTAAGTCCGAAGAAATTGCAGCAGAGCTAGAAGCTCTTGCTAAAGAGCATGACGACGAAAAGAAGAAAATGGAAGAAGAGATGAAGAAAGCAAAATCTGATCTCGAAGAAGCAGCATCAACTATTTCAGAAAAAGAAGAAGCCCTTAAAGCCGCTCAGACCCAGCTTGAAGAAGCAAATGAGGTCATCGCTGGTTACAAGATGAAAGAAGAAGAAATGGCCAAAAAAGAGAAGGCCTTAAAAAGAAAAGCTAATTTGGTTGAAGCGGGTCTAGACGACGACGCTGCTTCCGCTGCTGTTGAAAAGTTTGAAAATCTTGATGATGAATCATTTGAGTCAATGACTTCATTACTTGCTGCTATGAAGCCTTCTGAGATGAAGAAGGAAGAAGAAGAAGCAATGATGATGAAGAAAAAGGCTTCAGAAGATGAATCAATTGAAGAAGCTGAATCTGCTTTAGAAGAAGTAGAAGCTGAAGAAACAGTTGATCTGAGCGTCGGCAACGATGAATCAGAAACAGAATCAGCAGAAGCTAGTATTCGCGCAGAACTTGTTGAATTTGTAAGTGCTAGACTCGGTAAAACCTCAAAATAAGGGAGAATAAAACATGGCTCTTAAACCAGATCGTATCGAATTACAAACTGATGTTTCGTTTTTCATGAACAATTCCTCCAGCTCAACTATTGAGCGTGGTGGTATCGCCTCCATTAATGGTGGCGGAAGCGGCGCAGCTATGGACGACGCAAGTGCATTAGTAGAATATGCTACTGCAGCTAGTGGTTCAGAACCTGTTGGCGTATTATTAAATGATGTAGTGAATCTTGATCTTACTCGTCAGCATATCAACTGGCATAAAGATGAGGTTCAGGGTGGTGGCAAAGTTACTTTGCTACAAATTGGTCAGGTCACTACTGATAAGGTCACTGGCGATATCGCCGCTGGTCAATCAGCATATCTTGGCGCAAGTGGTCTTTTTACCGCAACTGCCCCAAGTGACGATGACACTGAAAATGAGAACTATCGCGTTGGTAGATTCTTAAGTTCTAGAGATTCCGATGGTTATGTCAAAGTAGCAGTCAACATTGCCTAATAAAAAAAGGGAGAATAATAACATGTCAGCAGAAACTAAAGCATTTCAACCAACGCCAGAACTTACTGATCTTTTGATCAAATCTGGTTCGCAGAATAGAGAGACTTCTTTAGCAGCTAATGCACAATTTGCAAAAGCTCTAGAGCAGCCATTACGTCAAGGTGTCTTAAGTGGTAATGTTCTAGATGGTTGAAATGCTTTAGTTTCTGCTGACATGTTATTAT